GATGTTCCCCGCGCAAGGCCCGGTGCGCACCAAGATTGTGGGGAAAGAAACTCCCGAGAAACTCGAAGCCGCGCAGCGTGTCGAGGCTGACATGAACTATGAGCTGACGGAAGTCATGCGCGAGTTCCGGCCTGAGCAAGAGCGCATGCTGTGGAGCCTGCCTGCTACGGGTTCGGCGTTCAAAAAGGTCTACTACGACCCCAGCCTTGGGCGTCAGGTTTCCATGTTCATACCGGCAGAGGACATCATCTTGCCGTATGGGACGACCGACTTGGATACGTGCTACCGCATCACGCACGTCATGCGCAAGACCGAGAACGAGATTATTAAGCTCCAGAAAGCTGGGTTCTACCGCGACATCGAGCTGCCCGACACAGACAAAGACCGCAGCGACATCAAGCAGGCCAAGGACAAAGAGACTGGCTTCAGCGACATCAACGATGAGCGGTACACGGTCTATGAAGTCCATGTGGACTTGGACATCACCGGGTTCGAGGACGAAGACAAAGAAGGCCCCACCAAGATTGCGCTGCCATACGTAGTGACCATGATTAAGGGCAGCAACGATGTGTTGGCCATCCGCCGCAACTGGTTGGAGGACGACGAGTTAAAACTCAAGCGCCAGCACTTCGTGCACTACCAGTACATCCCCGGCTTCGGCGCGTACGGGTTCGGCCTGTTCCACCTCATCGGTGGGTTTGCCAAGAGCGCCACCAGCATCATGCGCCAGTTGGTGGATGCCGGTACGCTGTCCAACCTGCCCGGTGGTTTGAAGTCACGCGGTCTGCGCATCAAGGGCGACGACACTCCCATCCAGCCGGGTGAGTTCCGCGACGTAGACATCGGCTCCGGTGCGCTGCGCGACAACATCCTGCCGCTGCCGTACAAAGAGCCCAGCCAAGTTCTATACACTTTGCTGAATAACATCGTAGAAGAAGGTAGAAGGTTCGCGTCCACGGCGGACATGCAGATCAGCGACATGTCCGGTCAAGCGCCGGTGGGTACAACTCTGGCCCTGTTGGAGCGCCAGCTCAAGGTTATGTCGGCGGTTCAGGCCCGACTGCACTACACGTTCAAGCAGGAGCTGCGGCTGCTGGCGGCAATCATCCGTGACTACACGGAGCCAGCGTATGACTACCAGCCCGACGTAGGTGGCCCGACCGCCAAGCAAGAAGACTATGACCATGTGGACGTGATTCCGGTCAGCGACCCCAACGCGGCCACCATGAGCCAGCGGGTTGTCCAGTACCAAGCGGTCATGCAGATGGCCCAGTCTGCGCCGGACATTTACAACATGCCCCAGTTGCACCGCAACATGTTGGAGATTCTGGGCATCAAGAACGCCGATAAGTTGGTTCCACTGCCGGAAGACCAGAAGCCGCGTGACCCGGTGACCGAGAACATGTCGCTCCTCAAGGGCGACCCAGTCAAGGCGTTCCTCAATCAAGACCACCAGTCCCACATCGCGGTGCACATGTCGATGATGCAAGACCCCATGATTGCAGCCAGCATTGGTCAAAACCCCAAGGCTCCGGTCATCACCGCCGCGCTCATGGCGCACGTTGCAGAGCACGCGGGCTATCAGTACCGTAAGCAAATTGAGGCGCAGTTGGGCTTAGCCCTGCCGCCCGAGGACGAAGACTTGCCGCCGCAGATTGAGCAGGCGTTGTCCAGCATGATGGCGCAAGCCGCGCAGCAGGCGTTGCAAGTGAACCAGCAGCAAGCGCAGCAACAGCAAGCCCAACAACAGGCGCAAGACCCGATGGTGATGATGCAGCAGCAGGAGTTGCAGCTCAAACAGGGCAGCTTGCAGTTGGAGGCACAGAAGGTTCAGCAGGACTTTGCAATTGAGCAAGCCAAACTGGAGCTGGAGAAACAACGCATGGTGCTGGAGGCGTCGGCCAAAGCGGATGTCACCAACGCACGCAAAGAAGAAACTGCTGCACGCATGCAGTTGGAGGGCGTTAAGACTGGCGCATCTATCCGGGAATCGCAAGCCAAGCAGAAGTTTGAGCAAGAACATGCAGGCGTGAAACTGGGTGCACAGATTGCAAAAGACCAAGCAACGATGCAGACCCAGCAAATGGCACAAACCACACCAGCGGGGACTGAAGAATGATTCAAGATTTTGCACGCGTATTGCGCGAACAAATCCGTACGGATATGAACAATTACGCGGACGACATGGCTGGTGGGGCCTGTCGTTCTTTTGAAGAGTACCAAAAACTTTGCGGAGTGATTCAGGGCCTAGCCACCGCAGAGTCCTACCTGTTGGCCCTGCTGAAGAAAGTTGAAAACAACGATGAGTGACATCCTCTTGCCTCCGGGGGTCGAAATGCCCCCACCAATCCAAACAGCGGAAACCCCGGATGAAACGCTGACGGATGCTGAAAAAGCCAAACAGCTACCAGACCCATCTGGATACAAGCTGCTATGCGTGTTGCCAGCAATTGAAGAAACGATTGAAGGCACAAACTTTCTCAAGTCGAAAGACATGATAAAGCGCGAAGAAGTAACCACCGCAGTTTTATTTGTGGTCAAGGTCGGCCCTGATGCCTATTCCGACAAAGCCAAGTTCCCCACAGGCCCTTGGTGCAAGGAAGGCGACTTTGTGCTTGTCCGCACGTACGCAGGCACACGGTTCAAGATGTACGGGCGCGAGATGCGCTTAATCAACGACGACCAAGTTGAAGGTGTTGTACAAGACCCGAGAGGAATCACCCATGTCTGAATTCAAATTTCCCGACGAGATTGAAGACGAAAAAACCGTCACCGTTGACATTGAAACCGGCGACACCGACATTGAAGTTGAAATCGTAGACGACACACCGGAGCAAGACCGCGGTCGTCAAAAGCTGGAAGAACCGGTCGAAGACCCCACGGACGAGGAACTGGAGAAGTACAGCTCCAAAGTCCAAGACCGCATCAAGAAGCTGACCCACGCACGGCATGACGAGCGCCGCGCCAAAGAGTCCACCCTGCGAGAAAAGCAGGAGTTGGAGCGGTTGACACAATCTTTGTTGGAAGAGAACAAGCAGCTCAAGGGCTACGTGGAACAGGGCACAAAGCAGATTGCTGCCTCCGGCCTGTCCGCTGCGGAAGCCGAGATGGCAACGGCGCGGCGTCAGTACAAGGAAGCACAGGAAGCCTTTGATACTGACGCCATCATCGCCGCGCAGGAAGCCATGACCGACGCCAAGTTCAACTTGGAGCGGGCAAAAAGTTTTCGACCAGCCCCTTTACAAACGTACAGCGATAGTGTACAAACGCAACAACCTGAGACCCAACAGGGAAAACCCGACCAAAAATCCCTGCGCTGGCAGGCAAAAAACCAGTGGTTCGGTTCTGAAGGGTTCGAGGACGTAACCAGCTATTCATTAGGGCTGCACCAAAAGCTAGTGAACTCGGGTATTGACCCGCAAAGTGATGAGTACTACGCTCAGATTGACAATAGTGTCAGAAGCAAGTTTCCCGAGGTGTTCGGGAGTAGCCGGAGTGAAAAGAACCAGAGTGAAAGAAATCAGCGCCCTGCATCCGTGGTAGCCCCAGCGACTCGTTCGTCAGGGCCTAAGAAGATTCAGATTACCCCGTCAGCGCTTGCGTTGGCCCGAAAGTTTGGATTGACACCGCAGCAGTATGCTGCTCAAGTAGCAAAATTGGAGTCTTAATATTATGGCAACTCGTGATACTCGTGACATTGTTTCCCGCGAAAAATCTGCGCGTAAGGTCTACCGACCGTCCAGTACGCTACCTGACCCCGACCCAATTCCCGGCATGACGCACCGCTGGATTGCGACACACATCCTAGGGCAATCTGACCCTACGAACGTGTCTCGTAAATTGCGTGACAATTGGGTTCCGTGTAAGGCAGTGGATTACCCTGAGATGATGCTAACCGGCAACGAAAAGACAGGCAACATCGAGATTGGCGGGCTGATGCTTTGTGCACAGCCAACCGAGAACGTAGAAGCTATGGCTGAGTACTACAGCGGGCAAGCACAGCAACAGATGGACTCGGTAGACAATAGCTTCTTGCGTCAGAACGACCCGCGCATGCCGTTGTTTTCGGAAAGAAAATCCAGCTCAACGCGTGGCGGTTTTGGTCTCGGTCTTAAATAAATAGGAGTTTTTAAATGGCATATCCTGTCGTATCAGCTCCGTACGGACTGTTGCCGCAGAACCTTATTGGTGGTCAAGTATTTGCTGGTTCTACCCGCATGTACAACATCCAGTACGGTTACGCGACCAACATCTTCTACGGTGATTTTGTTGTTCTTTCTCGTGGCTTTGCCACACGCGCCTCGGTTGCTGCTGGCACTGGTCTGAATCAGACCGTCGGTATCTTCTTGGGTTGCACCTACACCAACCCCACGACTAAGCAAAAGTTGTTCTCCCAGTATTGGCCCGCAAGCACCGCCGCCGGTGATTGCCAAGCCTATATCATGGACGACCCTGATGCCGTGTTCAAGGCGGTTGTCTGCAATACCGGTACTACCGTTGCTTCTGGCGCTATGGCGATGATTGGCACTAACCTGTCAGCCATCAACAACACCGGCAGCGTCAACACCGGCAATTCTGCCAATGCAGTTTTGGCTCCTTCGGCGACTCCCGTCACCACCACTCTGCCTCTGCGCATGGTCGGTCTGGTTATGGAAACCGCAGTTGCTCTGGGTACGGCTACTTTCAGTTCGGGTACTACCACCCTGACCGTGAGTGCTCTGCCTTTTGCATTGCCCGTTGGTACGGACGTTTCTGTGTTGACCACCAGTGGTCAAGTTGCACAAACGGGTTCTTTTGTGAAAACCGCAGCAGCCGCCGGAGACACTTCTGTTGTCCTCGACCAAGCCGCTAGCTTCACTTTGAACTCAGGCGTGTACGGAACAACCGTGGTCTTCACTCAGTATCCTGAAATCTTGGTTAAGCTGAACCAAGGTCTGCACGGCTACTACTCTGCCACTGGCGCATAAGGAGTTAAATCATGGCTATTTCACGCGCACAACTATTGAAGGAACTCCTTCCCGGCCTGAATGCTCTGTACGGACTCGAGTACGCTCGTTACGGCGAAGAGCACAAGGAAATCTACGAAACCGAGAAATCGGAGCGTAGCTTTGAAGAAGAAACCAAGCTTGCTGGATTCGGTGCTGCACCGGTGAAGAACGAGGGCCAAGCCATTGCTTATGACAATGCGCAGGAAGCCTTCACTTCCCGTTACAACCACGAAACCATTGCGCTGGGCTTCTCCATCACCGAGGAAGCTGTGGAAGACAACCTGTACGACAGTCTGTCTGCCCGCTACACCAAGGCTTTGGCACGCGGTATGGCGTACACCAAGCAGGTACTTGTTGGTGTAGTAAACGCTCCAGTATAAACGCCAGTACCAACAACTATGCGGAAATTACTGATATATCCTGGCCAATATGCACCAGCTGCATCAAACGCTAACGAACTTGCGGTGCCTGTGATAGCAGTACCGGGATTTAAACTGCTGGCTTTAGTCTGTGAAACACCATTAAAATACACAGTGAATACACCTGAAATACGGACG